ACTTGTGCCGCTATAAAATATTGTATTAAGTGCGGTCGTTGCTCCGGCAACTACTAAGTGTTTATCGTGAATAGTACAGAATTTTGGATAGTGCGTACCACTAACTGTAATTTCTTCATAAAAAAAAGTTCTATCTGTTAAAGCTCCTGTACCTGTCATTTTAAATAAAGCAGGTTTTACACCAGAACCTTTATCGGTAATTACTACCTCACCATAAGTACTAGACCCTTCAAACAAAGCAAAAGAAGCTTGTGCTTGGCTTGTTCTAGCCGCTGTGCTTCTTCCTGTAAATGTAGAGTAATTATCTCCTGAACCACTTACGCTTGAACGATTTATTTGTAACCAACTTGTTCCGTCTAAACTAAAATAAATATTAGTTCCTGAACAAGCAATTACGCCATCGCCATAAACAAAAAGCCCTAATATAGCATTAGAGCCGTTAGGTCTTGCTGCACTACCTCCACCGTAAACTGTGTAACCATTTATTCTTCTGTAACCACCATCAGGATCAACTTCAAAGTTTTCTAACTCTGTAGCAAATCCGGGTTGTTGTAACATTTGAAACTGGTTGAGATTAGTGTTTAAACCCCCTTGACAAGATAAACCAAATGCTTGCATAGTTAATCAAACCTAATTCTGTCATCAGACATATAAGTTGGAACAGTCCCTATTAAGTTTTCCCTCATGCTTTTTAATCCCTTTTTAAAATCTTCCAGAGCAAAAGCAGCCATTTGAGGGTTGTCTTTAAATTGATGTGTGTAATATCTTGCTTTAGATAATATTACTGTTTTGTATAAATCAGGAAAAACTATTGCATCGTCATGTGAAGATAGTTGTGTGGGTAGGTTGTAAGCAAAAAACCAAACTTTATATACTTGATCTGGTATAGGGCTTAAACCAAATTTTCTTGCATCAGGACTTCTGATAACAAAGCGAGGCTCACCGCCCGTAGCTTGATCAGCGTCATCTGAGTTTTCTTCTGTACGTCTAAAGTCCTTCCACTGTTCTGTAGTTAAGAATCTTAAATTTTTAGAAACATAAGGAGCCGATTCACCGCTTACTCCTACTGTTGTTAAATAAAAATTATTCCAATCTATAGAACCATAATCGTCTGCAACAGATGAACTAGAAGCTTTTAACTCATACCATCTTGTTGCTGCTACAGTATCTACAGAAACATTACCATACATAGGATCAGTAGCTCCACTTTCAGCGGCAGCTAGAAAAGGCCATTGCGGTTCTTCATTTGATATATCTAAGTATGATCTATTAATACAATCTTTTGCGTGTTGCTGTATTCCTACAGCACTAGAAAAAGTTGAAGAAGTTAATACAACTTCATTCAACTCACGTAGCAATTCGTTTGTTAATTGTAAGAATGTTGTAGCCATAATTATTCAGAGTCTCTAGAGGTTGTTGTTTTTTTCTTATCGCCATAAATTCTTTTGTAACCTTCGGCATACTTTTCTCTGTTTTCTTTTGTATACCAACGCCCCATAAGTCCAAGAGTCCTGCCAGTTTTTCTTTTAGTCATAATTATAGGGGTTTTTTCATTTCCTAATTGTGGCATTTCTTACTCCTTTAAAAAGGAAGGAGGGCTTTTTACAGCCCCCCAACCTAAACTTACTAGTCAATACCGTAGAACGCAGAAACCAATGCTTCGCCACGTAGTACTTTAGAACCATAAACATGGAGTCCTCGTACTATATCGCCAAAGCTATCAGGATCACGAATGACTTCAGTATTCGTAATGGTCTGTGCCGTTGCTGTAGATGACATATGACCTGCAATACATTTACCTGCTGCATTAGTAGTAGATGCAATATTGTTGGTCTTGTACATATCAAAGCCACGTAACTTACCAGTTGATACTAAGCCGTTACGGATTGAACCCTGTCCTGCATTGTAATCAACAGACAGAAGCTTAGAAGAACTTTGAACAAGTACTTCATAGAACTCTGGATTCGCTAGAAACCAACGTCCTTCTTCTGGTACATTCTGCTCATCCAATAAACGTGCCATATGTGAAAGCACATCAATAGGATCATGTTCAGATGAACCAAAGCCAATGTCAAGATTACCAGTACCATCAAAGGTTCCTGCTGCAAGGTCAGTTGCGCTGTCAGAACCTAGAACGTGATTTGGGCTAGATGCAGATACTCCTGAGAACATTGCTGCAATAACACCCTCGTCAAAGGCATCCTTTAGTGAATAAGCTGCGGATGATGCAGCAACGTCACGAAAATTAACGTGAGACATATTAGTTTCAATGTCATCTACGATGAATTTAAATGCGTTTGCTGTATCAACAACCAAAGTTAGTTCTTGGTCTGTCAACTTAGTCGCTGTTACGTCTGCCCCTCTTTCATACTGATAAACAGTGATTTCGGGTTCTTTGATGATCTTTACAGAATCACCAAAATTTGCAATCTCACCTGCATAATCTGTATTGGTAATTGCTTCCGCTACAGATGATTTTCTGAAAAAATTCAGAACTGTCTTGGAATAGACAGAAGGTAAGAAAAACGAATTATTTTGTCCCGAAGTAGAATTTGCAAAGTTTGCGTTAGTATCCGTACTCGGTTCAAAATATTGGTCAGATTGGTTATAAGCCATTATAATATCTCCTCATAAAACTTATTTTGCTATTCTGCCCTCTGATAAAGCCAATTTAATTTCATCTTCATATCTGTCAAATTGATCAATAGACATCTTAGCAATTTCTTTCTCTGTCCAAATTTTAGGAGCTTTCGCATCCACCGCTGTTGTTTTTGTAGACACCATATCAGCAGCAGAGCCTCTTTCCTGTTTTTTGGACTGCCTCTTTTGTGGTGACTGAGCCATGCCCTTTTCCATTTTGTAAAGGTCTATAGCACGACTAGCTAAAGTCGCATCACTATTATTTGCATAAACCCATCTTTGTATATCTTCTGGTTGCTCTTTAGCCCATTCATGAAAAGCCTCATCGCCCCTTATATCTTCAAAATCGGGGTGACGTTCTCTTAGAACTGTTTCAGCTTCACGTTTTAAAATATCAGTTTCACGGTCTTGCAAAGCTGATAATTGCTGTCGCAGTTGTTCAGTTTGGTTTTCACTTTGTAAATGAGCCACAGTCTCAACAGTTTCATACAGGTCTGGATTCTGCGCTTTAAACTTTTCAAGTTCTTCCAAAGTTTTTGGAGCTTGATACGCAGGAGCTTTTTCTGCTGCCTCCGCAAGAAGTTCTGTTTCTCTTTGTTTAAACTCAGAAAGTCTACTATCGTAATGTTTCTTTAGATCATCATACCTTTTCTTATAATTAACATCTTTAGAATTTTTAGCAGGGGGCGTTTCAGAATCTTCTGAAGGCGTAGCCTGTTGTTCTTCAGATGGTGCATAGAATAAACCATCAGCATTTTCCGTTCTTGGTCTGTCGGGAGTGTGCCAATTTTTCTTTGCATTATAAGGATTGGGTGCTTTTTCCTCCACAGGATTAGTTTGTGTTTCAGCCATAATACTTCCTCCACGGGGCTTGTAAGTTTTAAAAGGTAGCCATTATAATGAATTATTTGTACAGATAATTCAGAATGGTGCTTTTACTTCAAGGTAGCCGTTATCGTTGTCTAACATTAAGACTAGGCATTTGATTAGCAGATAACATAGCTTTATTTATGTTACCTCTATAATCTTCTTCCTCGTCTTTTCTCATTAAACCACCGTCATAAGCACGTTCAGCGTCATCCATCATAACTTGGAGATTGTCTGCACCTATTTGATCAGTGGCTTTCTTGGTCATCACAAATTCACCGTCAGATAATCTGGCGGGTATTGAATCTGAGACACCATCTCCGGGGCCGCTTACTTCTCCGGCTCCAGAAAACTCAGAAGCAGTATCTACAACTTTGTCAAAAATCATACTAAGTTGTGCGTCTGCCTCCAAAGCATTCATTAAATACGTTTGTTCTTCTTGGTCTAAAGCTTCATTCATTACGAAATCTACATAATCACTTTCCATTTCTTCATCTGGAAGTTGTGAAGCTTTTACTTCTGCCATTTCTTCTGGCGGTATATTTGGGTATGTATCTACTGGTGCTCCTTCCATTTCTGGAGGAACCATCATAGAACCGCCTTCTTGTTTTTGTTCTCTTTCTTTAGGTTCAGCAACTGCTACAGTTATAGCAACATCAGGAGCCAGTAAAGATTTTTTCTTTGCTTTTCTACGCTTATTTCTTCTGGATTTATTAGCCATCTATACTACCCCTTATGTTCTTTCTGTACAGGAAAGGTTGCTTTTAAAGTAGCTCCTTTATGTGGTTTAAACTTACCAGTATGTTTCATAAGTTTATAACCACCATTTTTTTGTTTCATCCAATGAAAACCTTTAGGAGCTTCTACTCTCATTATCCTTTTCCTCTGTTAATGTATTTTTTTCATTACAACAATTTGTTTCTTTTATCCACTCATCATAAGCTACAAACTTTCTTTTAGCATAAGACCAAAACCTGCCCTCATACTTAGGTGTCCCTTCTCTTAGCTTCTTCAACTTCATCCTTCAACCGCTCTAGGAGTTCCAGAGAATTGATCTTCCCCTGGCTGCGGTACATTTCCTGTTCCGATGTTGCCCCCACCAGTACCCGTAGCTCCAAGTGGCGTAGGTTCTGTAGGTGCTCCTTCAAGCCCTCCCATGCCTCCTTGTTGCTCGTTAGGAGTGAGAGGCGTTTCGCCAGTTGCTTGTCCAACATTATTTTGCATCCCTATAATTTGAGCCATGATAGCTGCTTCTTCTGGATCA